ACATGCAACAAGAGACCAACATCACACTCGGCGCTGACGGTCGCGCAGCGCTGCGCAACGCGATCAGGGCGAAGTCGGACAAGACCGCGCCCGGCTATCGCGACCCGAAGCACCTAGGCAAGCACGAACTCTTAGCCCAGGCGAAGGCGCTGGGAATCGACATCGCGGCGACCGTGGCCAATGCGCCGGCCAAGAACCACGCGGCCCAGGCCGACGCGCCTGACGCCGCTGCGCCTGACGCCGCTGCGCCCGACGCCGCTGGAGACACGCCGGACGCTTCTGTCCCTGCGTCTCTGTCGCCGGCTGATCGTGCCAACGCGATCTTGTCTCTGCCCGTCGTTGGCCTGCGCAAGGCTATCGAGGAACTCGCAGCGGAAGCCGCGAAGCCCCCGGTGACGGTCGAGGTCGAGAAAATCGTGTATCAGGACCGCGTCGTCGAGACCGGCGCTGCGGCGCTGATCACGTCGAGCGCTGCACCGCACCGGAAGGTCGACACGTTCGTGCCGCAAGTCGTCAAGTCGATCAGCGCGGCCGAGGCCTTCGGCTTCAGCCCGAAGGACCGCAACGTGCCTGCAACGCTGCGCAACATCGAAGTCGACGTCTGGAATGATCCAACCGCGCCGGCAGTAGATCACGCGTATCGCTTCGACCAAGAGCTTCTGGCCGACGTGATCGCAGCGCATGAGGGTGGCACGTTTTGCTGGTGCGCCGGCCCGGCCGGCACCGGCAAGTCGACGTTCTGGGAGCAGTTCGCAGCGCGTCTCGGTCGTGCGTTCGTGCAGATCGTTTGCGACAAAACGCTCTCGCGGCTTGAACTCTTCGGCGGCTACCAACTCAACCAGGGCAGCACCCGCTGGGAACATGGCGTGCTGACGCTCGCAATTCAGCGGCCCGGCACCGTCGTGCTGCTCGACGAGCCCAGCGCGGCGCGCCCCGGCGAGCTTATCTCGCTGCACGGCTTGCTGGTCCCTGGCGGGCGGTTGACGCTGGAAACCGGCGACGTGATCTATCCGGCCGATGGCGTCTACTTCGCGGCTGCTGACAACACCGCTGGGCGCGGCGACGAGACCGGCCAGTACGTCGACACGGGGCCGATGAACGCGGCTTTCGTGAACCGCTGGGGCGTGATCTGCCAGTTTGAGTATCTGTCGGCCGAAGTCGAAGCCGAGCTTCTGACGAAGCGCGTGCCCGGCCTTCCGATGGTTGTCTCGCTCATGCTGGCGGAAGTCGCTGCAACGGCGCGTGCTGGCGTGATCGCCGGCAATCTGACCGTCGCGCCGTCGCTGCGCAATCTGATCGCCTGGGGCAAGCAGATCATGAACCAGCGGCCCGTGATGCGCAGTGCCGAAGTCACGCTGCTTTCGTCGCTGACCGCAGTGGACCGCGAGGCCATGCACCAGATCGTGCTGTTGAAGGTGAACGTCGACACGGTCGAGGCGGCGCTCGCCGGCAAGACCGTCCCGACACCGCAGGCTAGCGACCCGGCCACCAACGGCAACCCGTTCTAACGCTCAACGCAGAAGGAACTAGACCATGCAACCAACCACACTCGACGAAGCCGCACGGCGCGCGGTTGTGCAACACGGCGGCTACGTGTTGCCCAGCGGAGCGGTGTTGCGCCGCGACCCGGCGAAGGCTCCGCCGGCCGGCGCAGTGACCGTGCCAGACTTCAAAATGGCGGTGATGGAAGCGGTGCAGAGCATTCTGTCTCGCATTCAGTACCGCGCGGACATCACCTGCCAGACGCAAGTGACGCCGGCATGGGCGCAGAAACTCCCGATCACTGGTGGTCGCGTGTCTCTCGCGTTCAACGGCGTCTCTGCCACCACGTTCTACTCGTGGCGGCTCGCATGGCGGGGCCGAGCGCTCGACGACAACCTGCCGCCGACCGGGCACAACATGGCGAAGGCGGACACGCTCGTCGTTGACGTGGCGATCCTCATGCCGACGCTCAGCGACGAGTGCTACTTGACGCGCGCCCATGCCAACCGGCTGGTGGGCTACTGGCTGCACGAGATTGGCCACGCGCTCTTCACTGACGCCACGGCGTTCAGCAAAGCCGCGAAGGAAGGCAAGGCGCTCAAGGTCTTCACCAACGCGCTGGAAGACCCGAGGCAAGAGGCGCAACTCTGCAACAGCGGCATCGCTCCCAACGCGCGGCCGGTGTTCCAAGCGATGATCGAGACCATGCTTGCGAACTCGATCCAAGAAGGCTCGCTAGGAAACCCGCGTAATACCCCGTGGCTGGTTGCGGTGCTTGGCCGCGTCCACACCTGGGGCTTCGACAAGCCGGCCCTGCTCGCCGAGTTGCGCCGGCAGGCAAACCCGGTGATCCTCGCCGTCCTCGACAAGTATGTCCCGCGCTTGGCGCGCTGCGCCGATACCAGCGACGTCGTCAAACTCGCGCGCAAACTGGTGGCCGCGCTGAAGGACATCGAAGACAAGGTCGAGTACGTCGACCACGGACGCGAGGGCGAGCAGTCGGAGCAGCAAGAGCAGGGCAGCAACGGCTCGACCGGAGACAAGCCGAAGCCACGTCTCTCGGAGCCCGGCGAACGTGATCCGGCCGAGCAGAAGCCGAAGGGCGACAAGCCACAGGACCAGGGCGACCAGGGCGACCAGGGCGACCAGGGCGACCAGGGCGACGAGGGCCAGGGCGACGGGGGCCGGGGCGACGAGGGCCATGGCAGCGAAGACGGCGAAGGCGAAGGCGACGCTGGCCAGGAAGGTGACGGCGGCGAAGACGCTGACGACGACCCGATGGGCGACTTCGGCGGCGAGGGTGACGACGCCTTCGGCGAGGCCGACGCCGAGGGGGACAGCGACGGCGGCGAAGGTGAAGGCAACGCGACGAACGGCGGGGAGTATGGCGTCTCGTCGAGCAGCGACGGCTACTCGCCGGGCGGCGAGATCGCCGACACCGGCAAGTGGCTCGACAACGTCGAACACTACGACCCGGCGAAGGCGGCGGAGCAGACCATCAAGGCAATCGAAGACACGCTCCCCGATCTGCCGACCGAGCTTGCTCCCCCGCGCATCCCAGACTTCACCGGGCACATCGTGCGCAAGGTGTTCGCCAAGGAAGGCGGCAAGCGCGGTGGCATCGACGACGCTGATCTGCAACGCCGCGTGCAGGAGCTCCGCGACACGTTGCCGAAGGGCTTCGCGAACATCGGCTCGCGGCTAGCGCGCTTGCTGGCCAACCCTGCGCAGTGGGGCCAGCAACGGAGACAAGAGGCCGGGCGCTTCACTGCACGCGACGCGCATCGTGCGATGGCTGGCGTTCCTGACGTCTTCGCGCGCCGCTGGGAGAAGCCCGGCGTCGAGACCGTTGTCGGCGTGCTGATTGACGGCTCGTCGAGCATGACCGGACCGAAGATGGAAGTGTGCAAGCAAATGGCGCTGGCACTGACGAAGTGCCTTCAGACCATGGCGGTGAAGCACGCGATCTGGACGTTTCACAACATCGGAGCGCGCTCATTCATCGACCAGAAAATTGACAAAGCGGAACGCGAGAAACTCGCCACGATGGCGCGCATGCGCGACGCAAACGTGATGGCGGAGGCCATGAACAAGGCGGCGCGCATGGGAGCGCACTACTACCAAGTCAAAGAAGCGGCGGTCAGAGGCCGGCGCGGGCGCTGGGTGCGTAACGACAAGGCAGCCGTGATGTCCTACCGCACGCACGGCAACGACCACACGCTCGACGCCGGGCAAGAGGCTGGGCGCTCCCTGTCTGTCAACTACGGCAACCTGACCGAAAGCTGCACGCTTGAGACCCATCGCGATTGGGCGACGGCACCAAAGCTGGCAGAAGAGGCCATCTCGCGCATGGCTGCTTTCGGCGGCACGCCGGACTTCGCCGGGGTGATGGCAGCGACGCAAGAAATCCTGGCGCAGCCGGCGCAGCGTCGCGTCTTGCTCGTCATGACCGATGGCGAAGGAGCAGGGCCGGACGCGTTGACGTTCGCAACGCGGTTCGCGATGTCGAAGGGCGTCGAAGTGATTGGCGTCGGTATCCAGCACGACGTCGTGCAGTGCTACGAGACCTCGATCAAAATCGACGACGTGCAAGACCTGACCGGCCGCGTTCTCGACGTGCTGATCAAGCAAGTCGAGCAGCGCCGCCGCACGAAGGGACGGTGAGCATGAACGCAGAGACAGGCGCGCCCGTGAGGGCGCGTCGCTCCGCCGGGGCGCAGGGCTATGCCCCGGCGGACGCGTGGCCATGGGTCCAGGGCAAGACGGCGCGCACGGTGCTGACCCCGATGCAGCTAGCGTTGGCGATGCAAGCGCTGGGCGTGACGCCGCGCGCCCTGGCATCGCTCTTCGACGTACCCGTGCGGCGCGTCAGAGAGTGGCTGGAGCAAGACACGCTGAACGGACGGCACCCCATGCCGGTCGGCGTCAGTGAGTACCTGCGCCTCTGCGTAGCGCACCGGCTGACCGCCGTGGCGTCAGGCCTGGGCGTGGCCATGGTGACGGAACTCGACTACGCCCCGGCCAGCATGACGAGCGAAGAGCGCAACGCGCTCGACGCAATCCGCATTGAGACAAACCAGGATGAACTCGGCGTGATGACCCGCACGCTGCAAGGCCTGGGGCTCATGCCGGAAGCCGAGGTATCGGAGACAGTGCAGGACGTGGCGCAGGCCATGGGAAAGAGGCAGGCGACGCTCGACAGGGCGAAGCAACTCGACGTGCTAGCCCGCCGCCTTCAGCTTTTTGCGAAGAGCGCCCCGCCAGACTGAGCCGGCACACCATCGAGCAGGCGCGACGAGGCCGGGGACATCCCCGGTCTTTTCGTTTGTGCTGACGGCCAGCTTCCACAGCAGCAGCGCCATGGCATCGAGCGCGTTGTGATCTGTCTCCCCCGACCACTGTGCATCGAGCAGCGAAGACACGAGGTAGAGCGTCTCGTGTTCTGTTGGCCCGGTGTGTCCAAACAAGTAGGCCCTGTAGGTCGAGGGGCTGACAGCTTCGTACTCGACAGCCAGTGTCTCGCATGTCTCCAGGATCACGCCGAGTAACTGGCCAAAGACAATCGCAGCAAGGTGCCCCTTCTGGAACACGATGTCCTCGTACACCAGCACCGGCTCGCGCGGCTCGTCGAAGAACTCCCCCTGCCTGATCGCGGTGACGGTCGAGACCAGTGCATCGCGCAGACGCTTCGGCCGCATGCCTGGGCGCTCGTCCTTCCGCTTGGTCAGGAGTTTCTCAGGCCAGCAGGAGTAGCGCGTTGCATCGAGCGGGCGCGCGGCGCGCACAACCAGATCGCTGGCGGCGGCGAACCCCATGGTCGAGCCCAGGTCGAGGGCGAGACAGGCCTTCGGGTGAGACATGCGGCCAACCTACCCGCGCCATCGCCCCAACGCCACACCCTAGCTCTCGCCCTAGCTCTCCCCCCTCCCCTGTGGATAACTTTCTGGGTAGCTTTACCCATCGCCCATATCCCAGATATCTGGTTTTATCCCTACTGGATTGATCTTCAGAACCCCAAAGAGTTTCCCTATATATACACACCCCCCTATCTACCCCCTCCTATCTCTCTCCTTTTTTTCCTCATGCGCGTAGTTAGAGAAAGTGAAGAGTGGATTAGTAGGTGTAAAACCAATTGTCAGGGGGAAGCCTACAGAACAACCCTCCGGGGGGTTCACACTGACTAAGCGGGTCGGCGATGGGTTTCCGATCTCCTGGTAGAAACAAGTCTGGCGATGGGATAAAACATAAAACGTGTTTATTTAATTTTGGAGTATGTCACATGCGTAGGCCCAGGAATGCGCGGCTCCCCCGAGACCCCGTCACGAGCACCATCGAGCACGCTACCCCCGGCGCTGGGGGGAAGCTCGACCCGCTGTCTCAGCACCGGGAGCGGGCGCTTGTCTCCCTGGCATCGGCGCGGGAGCCCACGCTCGTCCGACTCGAAGACCTCGTCACAGCTTACATGGGCGTGGGTTCCGTGAGGCTGGGATCGCTGCTCCCCTTCCAGAACCAGGACGGAGTAACTCGCAAGCCCACGGTGTGGGTGGCCACCCTGCGCAAGCTCCGCCTGATCGTGCGCGCGGCGCTGCCGGGGGACATCGTGCTGTGCGTCAGGAGAAACCACGCGCACGAGTTCCTCGCTGATCCGGGCGCGTTCGACTTCGGCGCGCCTCCATGGGTGCTCAGCGACATGCTCACGCTGTCGCGCTGGCTCACGCTGGAACAGATGACCGCCTTGGAAAGGCGCAATGTGCAGCTTGAGCTTCTAAGCCAGGACGGCACGCCCTTCTATCAGGTGAAGGACGGGAGTTACTTCGACCACGGGCGCAACGAAGCCAACCGCGATCTTACCCGCATGTCTCTGGTCAGTGGCACCGTCGCCTTCTATCGGGTGCGCGCGGCCACCATCGCCGAGAGCCACAGCAAGGGTATCCTGACGCGGGAGTACCAGCGCACCTACCCCCCGGCTGCGCAAGCCTACAGTGCTGAGCTTGACCACTGCTTCCTGGATGGTGGCCTGCGCACCATGCCCAACGCCCTCGTTAAGATGGACGTGCTTCAGCATGGGAAACTCGTGGTGCATCCTGTCACCAACGAACGCGGCGTGAAGTTCTGGTCGTGGTTCCGAAGGGAGACAACCTTCTTCAACGACCAGATGATTGACCCCCGTGAGTTGGCGATCATGGGCCAGCACAACGCACGCTGGGTGCTCTATCAGCTAGGCTTTCCTATGGGCCTGGAGACCGACGAGTATCTCTCGGAGATGGGCGTGAGGATGAAGTACCTGATCCGCAAGGGCTGGGGACACCTGAAGGTCAGAGACAAGCAGGCCATGGTGGAGACAGCGCGTTCTCTGTCCCGTGAGCAGCGGGAGATCGACGAGAATCTGGTGTACTCCCACGAGAACGACGCTCGCCTCCCGAGCGCACACTCTCCCACCCCCACGGTCGTGCCTGTCCCGAGGGAATACGGCAAGCTCCGTCGCAAGCGGGGTCAGCGCGACTTGGAAGAGGCCACGCCCGTCGTGCTCAGTGAGTTTCCCTTGACAAGGATCGAGTAACGGGAGTTTAATCCTCACGTCCGAAGGGTAATGCCAAGAGGACAGCTTGCGGCTAACGCCAGCAGCAGCGCGTGCCCCGGAGAGGTAGCCGACCCTCTCGGTGGTGATCGTCCTACGGTGCATCCTCTCGTCAGGGAGGCTCTGTTTGGTAGGTGGTAGTGAAAGCCCGTCCTGCCGGTCGGTGATCGGCAGTACCTAAAAGGCGGAAGAGTAAGGAAGCAGTAACTCGAACCAGCAACCAGCAACCAGCAACCAGCAACCAGCAACCAGCAACCAGCAACCAGCAACCAGCAACCAGCAACCAGCAACCAGCAACCAGCAACCAGCAACCAGCAACCAGCAACCAGCAACCAGGAAAGAGGACTAGACCATGGCTCACTTCATCGGGAAACTGAACGGCGCACGCGGCCCAGCGTCCAGGCTTGGCACCAAGAACTCAGGCATGGAGGTCATCGCTGCGTCGTGGAACGGTGCGGTCAAGACGACCCTCTACCACAACGCCAGCGATGGCCGTGACTACGCGCAGGTTGCGCTGATCCCCTGGCACGGCAAGGGCGTGTCGCGCATCCTCTATGACGGCCCGGTCGACAAGCCGGCCGACGAGCCGTCGCCCTTCAACGGGCGTGACGTGAAGCGCGCCGACGTCAACAAGTACGCCGACGAGCAGGCCGAGCGGCACGAAGCCGAGAAGCGCCACGAGGAAGGCGACATCGGCTTCATGGTCTCGATCCCCGACCGTGGCGTGATCCACGTCGACCGTGATCCTGTCTCCAACGATCAGCAGGGGGACCGCTGACATGACCCAGATCAAATCCCCCAAGCCGACCCGCCTCACCAAGAACATGCGCGTCATCCTGAAGGCTCACGCGCTCAGCCTCCGCCTCGCCGGCCCGCAGAAGGACGTGCTGAAGGTGGCTTACTCCAACCTCTACTCGCGCGTCCTCAAGGCGGTGCTTGCGCGCTACCCCATGCACGACATGCTCGTGCTTGAGCGCTACGCCATGACCGGGAAACTCGCGCAGCCGGTGCTGCGCCTGGACGTCGGCGGGGAGAGGCGCTTCGTCACCAAGAACGGCGACGAGTTCACGGCTCCGACGAACGCCTACTATCGGCCGATCCTCTTCGACGAGCCCGGAGATCGCGAGGCGTTCGACGCATGGGACGACGCGCGGCAGGTCTACAAGACCGCGAAGAAAGCCCTGCTCAAGGCCTACTCCGACGTGATCGGGGCGGCGGCGACCTACGAGGAACTCGTCGCCGTGTGGCCCGAGGCCGAGGCGCTGCGAGACAGGATCGTCGAGCGCAAGGTGCAGAGCCAGTTGGTGCTGCTCCCGGCCGAGGCGATCAGTGCGATCCAGCGCGACGTCGCCGAGCGTGTTGCTGACCAGCCGGCCCCCGTCCCGGTTCCTCGTGGCGGTCGGCGCATGACCAAGACGGTCGTGACCTAGCGCGCAGGACGCGCGTCTCCAACCCCTGGCCCGGCACTAGCGCCGGGCTTAGGGCATTAGGAGACCCCCTCTCTTGGACCGGAGACACCGATGGCCAATACCTATGTTGTCTACAAGACCGCCGCACTGCCGATGGGCGTGCAGGAGATCGAGTTCCACCAGGACTTCGAGTTGCTCCACGCCGAGTATCAGCACGGCAAGCTGGCCTTCTGGTATCGGTGTCTGGCGGACGCCCCCGTCCAGAAGCGGACGGTCGCGTTCATTGTGACCGGAGCGCCATGCCCCAGCCCTGACGAGGCCGATCACATTGGCAGCTTCCTGCTGCACCAGGGCACGTTCGTGCTGCACGCCTTCATCCAGAAGCTCTAGCCGTGGCCAACCACAGCACCGCCCCGAAGGGCACCTACTTCAAGGCGTCCGAGAGAAACTCGGTGCAGTACAGCATCGAGTTCACGAAGACCCAGCACGACTGGCTTGTCCGAACAGCCAGCGCCCGGCGATGCGCCATCGCCAAGGTCATCAAAGAGATGATCCACGCCAACATCCAACAGGAGCTAGACAATGCAGTTCGCACAATTCCAGGCGATGCTTCAGGACAACGGACTGAAGCTGAGCTTCACACCTGATCGGGCAGCGAGCAACCACCTGCGGGGTGCGCTCACTCCCGACCGCGTGCTCTTCGAGAAGATGATGCGAGCGCACGCCGACAACCTTGGGCGCTTGGCTCGCGACGCCAAGATGGCGGGCATGGGCGGCGACGAGGACGTCTCTGTCACGTCGCCCGGCCCGTGGTCGGCCAGCCTCGACGCCATCGGGTGCCGGCAGATCAGCGACATCGCCGGCCAAGAGATCGGGTACACCACCGGGCTCAGCGACGATACCCAGGACTTCGCCAACGCCGTCCTGTTCCAGCGCGCGTTCGAGATGCGCGGCAAGCTGCGCCGGCTTGCGGCTGCGGCGCAGGCGGTGCTGAGTTCAAGCTCGTCGCTGATCGAGACCCAGGTCGCAGCACGAGACGCGCTCTTCGTCATGACCAAGGACGCCGTGTCTCTGCTGGAGCAGGTCTACCCGTCTCGCGAGGACATCGAGAAGCATCTCGCCGAGACCCCGCCCACTGAAATCCCGGAGTAGCCAGTCATGAGGCCGTGTCCTACCTGCGGCGAGTACCTCATGAATGACGGCCTGTCATTCAACGAGGGTGTCTCTGCTGCGCTGATCGGCGGAGACAGGAAGCGCACGCACAAGTGCCTTCCGAAGTGGGAGTTCCTCGTGGGTGAGTGCGCCAAGGCCGGCGTCTGGGACGAAGCCGCAATCCACGAGACCTACGACGGAACCTTCTGGGGTGCCGCAAAAAAGATCATCAAGGATTGGAACGAAAGCGACGGCGAATACCCGATGGGGCCTGACCGCAACGGCAACTCGCAGGAGATCATGCTCCTGGGGCGGCGCGCCGAGCAGCCCGAGATCGTGTTCGCGTGCGAGGCGACCGCCGAGATGGAGATCGCCTACTACATCCGCAACGAGCGCCAACAGCGGGAGCCGACCGATGACAGCGTGTCCTAAGTGCGGGGCTGTCTCTGGGGACGATTGGTCTCAGTGCAACGGCTCGTGTCCAATCCCCGGATCGCCCCACCACAAACAACTGGCTAGGTTGTCCCCGGCACAGCGACGTCTTCGTGCGCGCGAGCACCGCAAGATGGTGCAGCTTGCTGACAAGGCCGTCGACAAGCGCGGCCCAGGCACCAACTATGGACAGGGCTGGGGCGATCCACAGTCCGAGCGAGAGATGATCCACGCGCCGGGGGCATATCGCATCCCGGCCAAACCAGGAGCGGAGTAACTCATGATCGTCTGGCGTACCATCTTCACCAGGGCTGGCGAGCCGCCGGCTTGGTACTTCGACGCCAAGCAGGGCGACGCAAAGAAAAACCTGAAGGCCCTGAAGGGCGAAGCCAAGCGCGACGGCTTCAGCTTCGAGGCCGAGGGTCCGAGCGAGATCAAGGTCTCGTCGAGGCAGGCGCTCGCCGCGCTGCTGGAAGCCGTTGCGATCCTGAACAAGGAACACTTCGGCGACCTGAGCATGCCGGCCGAGGCGCAGCCCGAGGAAGAGGGTGCCGAGCCGTGAGCTACACACACGACGAGACCTTCGAGATCGCCGCCGGAAGCTCGATCTGGCGGGCACGCTGATGGTTCACAAGCCCAGCATGGAGGGGCGGCGCTTCTCCAACATCACGGTGAGCACGCGCAAGCGGCGGGGCGTCGTGCTCACCAAGGACCACCAAGCTGTGACGGAGAGCCGCACGCTCTTCCCGCACACCAGGGTGTTCGCTCAGATGGACGAGCGGGTGCTCAAGCCCGGAGGCTATCAGCGCAAGCTAGGGGCCGTTGTCTCTCGTGGCGCGTGGACAGGCATGCCAATCTTCGCGCTCACCCTCGAAGAGCGCAAGACATGCCCGTCTTCGTGCATGCACTGGCTCTCGTGCTACGGCAACAACATGAACTGGTCGAAGCGGTACCAACCCTCGACGCTGTTCGAGATCGCGCTCTGGCGCAATCTGGAGAAACTTCAGAGCGAGTACCCCCGAGGCTTCGTTGTGAGGCTCCATATTCTGGGGGACTTCTACTCGCTTGGATACGTGCGCCTGTGGGACACGGCCATGAAGGCGATGCGCGGCCTGCGGGTCTTCGGGTACACTGCGCGCCAGCCACAGAGCGAGATCGGGCAAGCTGTCATGCAGATCGGTAAGGCGTACCCCGAGCGTTGGAAGGTCAGGAGATCGGTGCCCAACCCGATCACCTACGAAGGCGAGGCCATCCCTGTCTCTAGCTCAGGAGACAAGACGGCGTTGCACAAGGACGTCATCGTCTGCCCGGCGCAGATCGACAAGACCTCCGCGTGCTCGACCTGCGGCTTGTGTTGGGCGGATGCCTCCTGGGGCAGGGCAATCGCCTTCATCAATCACTGAGGTTTGCCATGTCGGTCGAGAAGTCAGAGCAAGATGTCGTTGAAGTGGGAGTGGATCGCGGGGTCGACGGCACCGACACGATCACCATTTCTCTGCGAGATGCCATAGACCAGAGCCAGCACATCCGCCAATACGAGAGCGACGGTATCCTGGAGAAACTCAAGCGTGCCTACGCACTGGTTGCTGAGATCGGTGAGCACGCCAAGACCATAACGGCTGCTGTCTCTGGGCAGGACGACCCGATGCGGATCAACCCGAACGCCTCCTATCCAAGCAGCGTTGGGCCGAGGGTTGGCGCTGTGTCTGGGAAATTCCTCCAGGAGTTTCTTCAGGCCTACGAACGGTTGGCACGCGTGCTGAACCCTGTTATGATCCCTTCCCCGAAACCTAAGCCGAGGACCATCAAATGAGTAAGCGCGCTGTCTTGCACGTTGCCGGTGATCTGATCCCCGGTTTGATCTTCGTGGCCATCGTGCTGCTCTGCCTGTCGGTTCCAGACCTGATGGTGCAGGCGATCAAGATCGTCGTGCGATGAACCCAGACCAGCTTCAGGCCATGCGCGAAGCCGTGTGGCTGCGCATGCATGAGACGCAGAAGGCGTGGGACGAAGACACCCTGTTATGGCGTCGCGTCTGGTTCGCGCATCTTGTCGCCATGTTCTCGTGGCTCATGCTTACCTACATGCACCGCTGGGGGTTCTGATGGACGACACGATCAAGATGCCTGACCCGATGCTCCAGGCCACCGAGATGCTGACGATCTGCAAACGCGCGATGGATTATGCTGGAATCGACTACGAGAAACTCGAAGACGGTCCTACCGCTGGCCTGTGTAAGGCGCTCGTGCAGTTGATCATCGCCGAGACACACAAGTTCATGCTGGCGAAGATGACCTACATCGAGATTTACCGCACGGCCAACGCCGAGGATGTGTCGATGGACCCGAACACGGTGCCGCGCAAGGCTCTTCAGCTTTCCAACTTCATCGCCGAGCTAGGACTGATAGCGGTCGCTGCGCGTGTCGTTCTGGACGGCAAGATCGAAGAGGCCAAGGTGAGCGCCAGCAAGCGCCCAGGCAGCGCCGTCGATCCCAACCACTGGCTTGCGCATGTGGATACGCCCACCGCGATCCTGATGCACAGGTTCAGGGAGTTCGACAAGACGCAAGCGATGGAGGTTGAACGGCCGGCGCATGCGTACTCACAAGATCAAGGGAGAGCTTGAGCCATGCGGATCAGCACAAAGCGACTGGAGTTGCTCCTGGACGAGCATCGAGGCGACATCCGTCTCAACAACGAAGACCTCGCGACCAGGATATGTGAGGGCCTCGCCGCCTACACGGACGACACCACACCGATAGACGGCGAGTTCATCCTCGTCTCCAAGGAACAGGCCCACGGCGAGACACCCGTGGTCGTGGCCAAGGATTTACGCGAGGCCAGGATCAACAGCCGTCTCACCGATATGTTCAAGATTGCCCATCTGCACGAGCTATGGGCGGAGTTTCTCAGTGCGCAAACTCTCCAGAACCAACGCTGAGCGCCTAGCTGAGCGCATCGAGACACTGCTCACTAAGAAGGTGCGCGGCCAGCGTGGCGTCGCCATGTACGCCAAGCCCGAGCGCAACAAGCAGATCATCCTCGACGTCGAAGCAGCACAGCAGATCGCTGTCGCCAACGGGAACTCGAAGTCGAGCGTTCTCGCTGATGTCGGCCTGCGCCACGGCATCTCGCGCCAGCGCGTCTACCAGATCGTGCGCAACGCTGGACGCCTCGATCTGCTGAGCACGCCGGCAGAAGAGCAGGAGATCAAATCCAACGCCCGGCGTGATCTGTATGAGGCGCGCTGTCGACTGGCCATCGTTCTGCGCGTCGAGCACGCGCTGTCATGGTACCGCATCGCCGAGCTTCTGGGGCTCTACACCACCGTCAACGTGGATGGTGAGACAACCCAGGTCGTCGACACCATGCGCTTGGTGAAGAGCATCAAGCGTTACTGCAAGCGGAACGGCAAAGACCCACGCAGGCTCTTCGTCGATCCAACAACGCTGAAAGGAAAGAGCGCCACCAAGGCATGGCGAGCCCACGTCCTGGAGACAGGTCTCTTGATCGAGGACTTCGGTCTCGACAGAGACAACCTCAACATCCCTCCCGAACTCATGGAGATAACACATGGCCTCTCGTAAGACCCCGTCCCCCAACGAAGTCAGCAAGGCGCTGAACCGGCGGCGGGCTACCCGCGTGAAGCTCACGGAAGCTCCTGCTGACGCGCCGCCCCCGCCTGTCGTGGCTCCGGTTGCCACGCTGGTTGAGCAGCCGCGCCAGACCGAGCCCGTCAACATGGCGGAGAAGATCACGCCCTTCCAGAAGAACGACAAGGGCCAGATCATCGTGCCCGATGATGACGCGATGATCATCGACGAGTGGTACCGGCGCGCCTCGTCGATCAACGATCTTGCCGGCGCGCTGCTGCTGTTCACCGACCTCACGTCGAAGTATCAGCACAGCTACGGCAGCTTCATCCATGCGGTCGCGGTGTTCTCCGCGCTCGCCGGCAAGCTGCTCGATATGTCGGACCAGGGACGGGCCGACGAGTTCCAGCGCCAGATGATCGGCTTCACGCTGCTGCGCATCTGGCACAACATCCCGATGGACGAGCCCATCAAGATGTTCCGCTTCAACGATCTGCTGTCGCAGTCGATGGCGAACGTGCAGACCTTCCGCATGCTCGACCCCAACCAAGCCAACTGGCTGCGGCGGAAGGCGCTGGAGAAGCTCGCCAACACGCCCAGCGCTCGCCTGCACCCCGACACCCGCCGCTATCTGCAAGGGCTGTCGGCGGGCGTTGCGCCGGCCGGGTTCACGACGATGCCCGGCATGCAGCAGGCCCCCACCAACCAGGAGAAGAAGGAGTAGACCGTGCCGAAGCTGAAGCGAAACAACACGAAGGATGGCGTGCAGAACTTGGTGGCCGGGGCTGCACGCCCGATCATGATGCGGATGCCGTTGAAGACGGCGGCGCATCTCACGGCCCAGGCCAAGCGTGCGAACATGCCGGTCGGCGTGTTTAGCGCGCTGGTCATGACTGCCTATCTGGAGAAGGTCTACGGGAAGAAACTCCCGCGATCCTTCATGGCCAAGCGGCGGGGCGCTGACGACTACACCCCGCCGAAGAGCCTGATGATCTAAGGCCTCGCGAAAGGCAGGACGGTGCCGGGGGGTGCTGCCATGTTGGCGCTCTTCGCAGCTTGCGGAGAGCTTCCATAGGTCGGGTGATCGAACATCCCGTCCCCATGCAGCACCCACCCGAGACCGTTGTCGCTCCACTCCACCCCGATCCACACGCCTTGCCCCCCGCTCTGGCTGGAGATCGCTGACGGGACCATGGTGCTCAGCACACGCCCGAGGACATCGGTCGTCGTGTCTCGCTCGTGGATCAGCTTCTTAGAGACAGTGCCCCGGATCATGGCGCGGTACCCAAGGTAGCCAGCCAGGAGATCGCGCACCTTGATCGAGACCTTCGGGTTCGGCCTGATCGCCTGCTTCAGGTAGTCGTGCATCGGGTTGGAGACAACCTTGATCTTCTCCTGTTCCTGCATCAACACAGGCGGCAGATCGAACCGGCCGCGCAGCAGCACGCGGTTCGCTGCCCAGGCCACCTGCTGCACGATGCCAGCGGCTTCCTTCTCCAGATCGTCGATCAGGGTTGGGTTCGTGTTTGGGTTGTTCGGGAAGAACTGCGTTAGGCACGGCACCCAGATGATGCGGCTCAGCGTGGCCATCGTCGGGTCGGTGATGATCGGGAGGTTGTTGCCGGCGAACCCGATGGTCAAGTCCAGGCGCTTCGTGTAGGCGGCGACGTACTTCGGGTTGATCTGCACCGGTTCGTTGGTGACGAGTTGCTTGAAGATGTTGTCTTCGAGCTTGCCGGCGGAGGGGATTTCGTCGACCAGCCAAGCGATGGATTGAGCTAGCTCGCTGAGACTATGGTCGCCGCCTAGATCGCTGGGCTTGAGCGACGAGCTTTTGCTGTCTCCCAACATTCGCCGACACACGTCGATCACCGTGGACTTGCCGGTCAACTCAGGACCGAAGAACACCATGGCCTTGGCAATCTCGCGCGGCTTGTGCCTGCCAATCAGGATCGTCCCCATCCACTCTTCAATCGTGTCGAGCACGCCGGGCTGATCAGCAGCAGGGATGTGCGCGAAGGTGTCGGCGAGCGCCTTATTCCACAACGGGCACTGCGCGCCGGGCTCCCACGGCCACGCCATCTTGTGACGATCCTGCACGTACATATCGGGGGTCAGCGTCAACTCGTTCATCGTGTTCAGGTCGATCACGATGTTGTTCGAGAACACCACCGCATGCTTGCCCGCGCCACTGTTCCACGGCACCACGGTCTGGTGCGTCTTGTTCTTCAGCATCAACCTGACCTCGTTGACCACCGCCGCGCTGGCGACGGCACCAACGCCGTAGGTGATGAAGTCGTTGATGACGCGCGCCATGGCGTCGTGGGTCTTCGACGACCAGACGTTGGATGTCAGATCGCAAACCCAGAAGAGTTCTTCGCTCTCGATCAGCCTGCCGTTGCGGCCAGGATCGAAGAACGACACGACGCCATCAACGAACGCCCGCAGGATGTGCTGCTTTCGCTGCGCCTTCTTGACGTTCTTCTCGATGTCCTCGACGCGCGCTCGCGTTGAGACGGACGCGCTGCCAAACGGATTGGATGTCGACACAGGGTCCAGCGCTATTGTCTCTGCTTCCGGCTCCGGTTCTTCCGCCCCTGCATCCGATGCGGACGCGGGGGCCTGTGTAGGGTGGCGAGCGTCGGTCTCCCGCCGCGAAGACTGGTGGCTCTTCCACACGCTATCCGCTGTCGCGACTACTTCCATCGGAGGCAGCGGCTCGCGCGTGCCGGGGTAGGCCTTCGCCTGCTGCTCGTACTCCTGCGCGTACCAGCCAACCATCTGGTCAGGAGACAAGCCTTCCTGCGCCAGCTTGCCGCACACCGTTGCCCATGCGCTGTTGCGGTGCCCAGGCAGAGCGATGCGACCGATGATCTCTTCCCACTCTTCATCGGTCTTGCCGCCGCGCGCCCCGACCTGCGCAGCCGCGCGCTGGTATAGCGCGGCCGGCGTGAGTTGCTTGCCGGACAACCGATCAAGCGTGTCCTTCAGCGTCATGAGACCAGGGCCGAAGGCGAGCGCGTCACGCGGCTGAGCTAGGAAGTTCGCCGTGTCGCCTAGATCGTAGATCGCGGTCTCGTCGTGATGCACGATCTCCGTCACGATCCCGTACTTGCAGTTGATCGTGCCAGGGATACGCATCGCCGCGTTCGCCTTCATGATCGCAGGCGTGTCGTCAGCGGTGAACAGGTTCACCAGCGCGCGGTTGCACGTCTCGATCACGGATAGCGCCGCCGGGCCTGCACCCTGGCTCAGCTTCCAATAGGCATGCACGCCGCCACCAGTGAAGACGATCATCGTTGGCGGCAACTCGAACTCCAGCAGCGCGTCGACCGCGCACTGCACCGCTGTGTCAGGATCGGGGTAGAACGTCGGTGCCATTTTCTTGGCGTCGATGTCGATCCAGAGCGCACCGACCTGCTCGATATTGTCGAGCTTCGCTGTCGGCGATCCGATCTTGATGCGGCCCATGCGCGCTGAGATGTGCGCGATGCCGTTGCGCTCGTTGAGCAGCGTGATCAGATTGGTGAGACCGTTCGGATCGTTGCCGGCAAACTGCCGCGTGGTCTCTTTGTAGATGAACCCGCCGCGTTTCTCCCCCGCAGCTAGCGCATCCTCTGCGATCTTCAGGTTGGCGTCGGTCGGGCGCGAGATGATGGCGAGAGAGCCCGCCTTGTTCGGCGGTGTGATCGTGCGCAGAAAGGCGACGACCGCCTTCTGGTCTAGTTGGAACGTCATGGTTTCCCCGCATGGCGCGACCACCCCATCATAGGGCGATCTATGAGCCGGCCAGGATACCAGAGGCTTGCTGAAAGCAACAGCCTGGAATACAATGCCAGCGTCTAGTTCAGGAGGGTTTCCTCCCACTCACCCCCGGCCCACAAAGCCGGGGGTTTTTTCTTGACCGAGATCGACAGGGGGAATAAAGTCCTGCCCGCGATCAAACAGGTAAACAGGAACTAGACCATGCCAGCCCCGTCCCCCCTGTCCGCCGCGTTCAACGCAGCACGCCCTTCGGGCTTCTCCATCTCCACCACCAAGAGCACGCCGCCGGTTTGCGAGGTTCGCACGCCGTACAGTCCGGCGCTGCTGGACGTACTCCGGTCCATCCCTAGCGCACGCTGGAACCCCGACAACAAGTGCTGGTGGTTCGTGTGGTCCGGCGACCCGTCGCTCGAAGCGGCGCAGGTCGCGTGCCTGCTGCGCTTGATCCAGGTAGGGCAGACGTCGGCGATGCGTGTCGATGTCGACGACATAACCCAGGCCAGGATCGCAGACGCCCAGGCCGACCACGGTGTGCAGGTCGCCCCCAAGACCCGGCTGTCTCTCACCCTGACCCAGACGCCGGACGTGTCTCTCGATCCTTATCAGGTCGATGACCTGTCTCAACTCCTGGCCAATGGCGGACGCGGGCTTCTCGCCTGGGACCGAGGGCTCGGCAAGACCTACGCCGCGATCTTCTTCACCGAGAACACCGCGCCTAACGAACGCGCCATCGGCGTGCTGCCCGAGGGCATGCTGCTGAAGTTCCGCCGCGACTGGAAAAAGGTGAACCCGGATCGTCCGGTCTACCTCTACGGCATCGACCAGTTCGGCCCGCGCGATTGGGTCGCCTCGACCAACGGCGTGTTGCTGGTCGGCTGGGCCTCCGCCTACAAGCTGGCCGACAAGGCCGGCAAGGACTTCCCCTTCGTGACGCTCTTCGCCGACGAGTGCCACCGCGCCAAGAACCAGAATGCGCGCCGCACGAAGGCGCTGCGCTGGCTCTCTCTGCGCTGCAAATACTTCATGCCCATGTCCGGCACGTCGCTGTGGCCGATCCTCAACATGATCGACGCCACCAAGTGGGGCAACTTCATTCGCTACGCCCGGCAGTATTGCGACATGAAGTACAACGGCTTCGGCTACGACTTCAGCGGCGCGAGTAACTTGTCGAAGTTGAGCGCCGAGATCGCGCCTTACGTCTTCCGCCGCTTGAAGAGCGACGTGCTGAAGTTCCTGCCGGCCAAGTCCTACGAGACGATGATCGTGCCTATGGATGCGGAGCAGGCTGCCGAGTACCAGGAGGTCGAAGACGAGATCGTCGATCACTGGACGAGCATGGCCACCGGCAATCCGATGAACACGCTTACGATCCTGCCGAAGATGAACGCGCTGATGCAGATCACGGCGAAGGCCAAGATGTCGGCGACCGTCGCGTGGATCAAGGACTACATCGAGAGCACCGACCGCAACGAGCCGCTCGTCGTCTTCACCAAGCACAAGTGGGTAGCTGACGATCTGGCCGCAGCTATCGGCGACGACACCGACGATGACAACCCGGTAGACCAGAAGGCCGTGCAGCAGCCCGAGGATACGGTCGCCGTCGCTGTGATCCACGGTGACACGCCGATGGCGAAGCGAGACAAGCTGATCCAGGAGTTCCAGGCCGGCGTCTACCGCGTGCTCTTCACCACCATCGACACGGGGGGCGAGAGCTACGAGTTCACGGCGTCGTCGAACATGCTCGTGGTCGAACTCGACTGGAGCCCGCACAAGATGGATCAGATGGAAGATCGTATCCATCGCCGAGGGCAGACGAAGCCTTGCACCTACACCTACGTGGTGTGCGGCTCGACCATCGAAGAGCGTCTCGCGTCTCGTCTTCAGCAGAAGAACGCCGTCGCGCTCGCCGTCCTCAACCCCGGCGCGGAGACACAGAACATGGTCGGCATCATCGCCGACGAACTCGCGCTCGCGAAAGCACAGCTTCAGGGAGATACACCATGACCAACTTCGAGATCGCCGAGTTGATCGGCAAACACGCGGTCGATAGCTTTGAGACCACGGTATCAGCGCATAAGTGGCCGTTTTGGTTGCGTCGGCTGGCGGTCGTGCTGTTCCCTGTCTCGATCCCGCTGTGGATTGCGGCTATGGTCGGACACGTCGTGCTTATCACTGTGATGCTGGCCATCGTACTCGCTTGGGCCGGTGCTCGCGCCATGTGGACAAAGGAATAGGCCATGACCGACGCGTTCGAGAACGTCTCCAGTCTGATCGACAAGGGCGTCTATTCCCAGCACAACGTGCGCGACTGGTCCGGCCACAATCGTGCCGACACGGTCGGCGCGTCGGAGATTTCGCAGTGTGCTCGGAAGACCGTCTACCTGAAGCACAACCAGCCCTTGGACAAGACCTACAAGCAGGACTACGGGGCGCTGGAGCGTGGGCACAACGTCGAGGCCTGGGTCGTCGAGCAGCTTCGCGCGGCGCTGAAGGACCACCCCGAAGGCTTGCGGCTCGATCTGGCCGGCGACGCACAACAGACCATGGTGATTGGCGCGCAGAGCGCGACGCCTGACGGCATCTTCGTCGCGCCGCAGCCGATCATCGCTGTGCCGCTGCGTTTCGACGAACTCGGCCGCGTGATCGAGGACGCCATCGTCGACCAGCTTTATCTCGAAGTGAAGTCCATCGACCCGCGCGCCTTCGACGGGCTGAAGGAACCGAAGATCGAGCACGTCTCGCAGGCAATCCAGGGCATGAGCATCCTGCGCCGCGTCGGCCAGTACATGCCCAGCTATGCCGTGATCCTCTACGTGAACGCGAGTTTCTACAGCGAGCGTAAGCTCTACTACGTGATGTACGACGAGGAATACGCGCAACGCCTGACGAGGCGCGCCAGCGAGATCATGTACGAGCGCTCGCTGTCCAACCTGCCAAGGCAGGAGGGGCTCTACATCAACGAGGGCAACGAGTGTCAGTATTGCGCCTTCAAAAAGGAATGCACGAAGGCCGCTGTCTCGATGATCCCGAAGGACAAAAAGGCTGCGCCTCCTGGCGTGGCTGAGAAGATCGAGCCGCTGATCCAGCAGTACGCGCAGGCGAACGACGGCAAAAAGTTCGCTGAGCATGAGACGGGTCGGATCAGTGAAGACGTGAAGCAGATACTCCAGGAGGCTGGCACCAAGTCGGTGCGGACGCCGTCTGGCTCTGTCTCTTACTTCTCGATGAAGACCCCGACGCGTGTCTCGCAGGACAAGCTGCTCGCGGCCGGCATCGACCCGACACCGTTTCTCGAAGGTGGCGAGCTTTACCCCCGGCTCACCATCACGCCCAAGAGGGGGAACCAGCAAACAGAGGAAGTGGACTAAGCCAGATGACGAACATCGGACATCGACCGGGTACCGCGATTGTCGACCCGAACCAGAAGTCGGACTACGTCCGGCAGCTTGAAGCCGCCGCTGCGGCCATTGGCAGCGCTGGCGTGCAGTACGTGAAGTTTCAGAAGGGTTGGTGGCTGCTCGGCCGCGAGGGCTTGCAGTTCCCCAACAACGAGTTCTACTTCATGCCGAACCTCCAGAACGTGGTGTACGGCTGGCAATGCTGGCGCAACAGCCAGTGCATCG